CGGCTATCTGGGACTTTTTGACAGGTATATTTGGAAACATTGTCAATGCAAGTAAGAGCACATTTGAAAATGTACTTAACAGCATCCATGCCAGCGTATCTAAGGTAGGGCACACTGTGAAGGATGGATTCCAGTCAGCGATAGATTTCATTACCTCGCTCCCATCACAGGCATTACAGTGGGGGAAAGATTTTATCGCTGGTCTGAAAGATGGAATCCTTTCGGGAATCTCCGGAATTACAGAAGCGGTGTCTGGGATAGCAGGAAAAGTTAAGTCTTTCCTGCACTTTTCACGTCCAGATGAAGGACCTCTGGCTGACTATGAATCATGGATGCCTGATTTTGTGGATGGGCTTGCTAAGACGTTACGTTCCAGCAAGGATGTATTGCGTGATGCTATTCGAGGGCTTAGTGAAACATTTGAAGAAATGGATGCTGAAAAAGCCTGGAAAAAAATCACTGATACATTTAGAACTGGAATCAGAAATGTAAAAAATATTGCCTCCAAAGTCAAAATCAAAGTAGGCAGCGAACAATTACCTACAGAGACCATAGGTGATGGCAAGTCAATTATCCAGCAGGTATCAAAGAAAGCGAAGGAAGTTGCCGATGGTATAAAATCATCTATGTCCATGGTAAAACAGGTCATTGGCGACATAAACGGTTCGTTATCAGGAACAGACATCTCTGAAAACATTGAAAAAATGTCAAAGGCGTTTTCCGATGGAATGAAAGAGGTAAAAACATCCGCGACAGGCGTTATGTCTTATGTGAGAGGCAACTGGCAACTTCTCGGCAATATCCTTGTAAATCCAGTATCCGGTGGGTTTAATTTTATATATAATCATTGTTCCACATTCCGGAATTATGTAGATGGATTTTTGAATGGCATTGAGGAAAAATGGAAGAATGGATGGAATTCTGTAAAAGAGATTTCGTTAAGCTGTTGGACTTCGATGGTAGGCGGATCAAGGCAGGAACTCAGCTTACTAAAGGCAACGATTCGAACTGGCTTCCAGTCAGCGATAGATTTCATTACCTCGCTGCCGTCACAGGCATTACAGCATGGAAAGAATTTTGCCGTTGCTCTGAAAAAAGGCATTTTTTCAGGAATTTCCGGAATCAAAGATACAATTTCAGCTGCAATCAAAGAGCCCGAAAAGATATGTGCAAGGACATTTACCATGCTGAAAGACGTTGTTTCTGTCACCCGTAGGACAGTTGCAGAAATAAATAATTCACTGAATGTTGATGCAGAGCCAGTAGTATCCAGACTTGTCAATGCGTTTCGGGTAGGAGCAAATGGAATAAAGGATTCAGCAAGTGTTGTCATATATTATTTCCGAGATAATTGGAAGCAGATTGGAGATTTGCTTGAAAATCCGATTTCCAAAGGATTTGAATTGGTTTATAACCATTGCTCGGGATTCCGTAATTTTATAAACGGATTTATCGGAGATACGCAGATTGACTGGAGCGGCGGATGGACCATGATAAAGGAGATTGCAGATTCCGCCTGGGCAGCAATGACTGGAGGGGCAAGACAGGGGCTTATATCGCTCAAATCAGCAATCCGAAGCGGAATGATTGATGCAACGTCATTTATCAAGGGCCTGCCAAACGATGCACTAAAATGGGGATCAGATATCATCGATGGAATTGCCTCAGGCATTCGCAATGCCGCAGGAAAGGTGACAAACGCTGTTAAGGGTGTGGCGGATAGGATTCGTTCCTTCTTACACTTCTCACGTCCGGATGAAGGGCCGCTTGTAGATTACGAGACATGGATGCCTGATTTTGTGGGAGGACTTGCCCGGACCCTCAGGGAAAATAAGGGACTGCTGACATCGGCTGCACTGGATGTAAGCAGAGCACTAAATATTACGCCTACCGTAAATACTACCGCCAAAGCGGTGGGAAATGTAAGCAGAGGAAACACAATTAATCAGAAAGTGGAGATTAACAACACGGTCAAGACCACAGATGCAAAAGCCGGAAGAGAGGCTTCCAAGCAGCTTGACCGGAGCAGTAACGATGTAACCAAGAAGATTGCAGATGGACTTGCTTATGGGAGGGCATAATGAAAAGAAAAAAATTGACACGTCCGGCAACATTGGATGGAATTGAATTTGATGCCTTGATCTCGCAGGAAGAGCAGTATTCTGCATCCGCACCTGATTATCCGGTAGAAAGCGGATATAAAGTGCACGATTCGATTGCACCAAATCCGCTTGTTATCCGGACAACACTGTATCTTACCAACACGCCTGTAACGTGGGCTGAAAGAATTGGAAGAAGCAGAACGAGAGTTCAGGATGTGGAAGAACGGCTCCGGGAAATATTCTGGAGCCGGGAACCGGTCACATTTGAGACAAGCGACAATACATGGGACAATATGTGCATAACGTCTATGACGATATCCAAAACTGCTGACGATGGTTATTCTCGGCGCATTCCGATAGAACTGAAGCAGATTGAAGTTACATCCACAAAGACCGGAACAGTACCGGATAGCTATGTGAGAGGAGGTGCAAGTGAAGCTAGTGCGGGAACGGCATCGACTAGGGCAGCAACATCGGAAGCAACTCCTGTAAGCTCTGGAACAGGTTCTGGAGGTGCAGGATCAAAACAAAACCAGCAAAAGGCAGTATCCCAGGAGAAAGCATCCATGCTGTATAAAGCAGGAAAGGGCCTGGGGCTTATAAAATAGAGGAGGGAGTAAAGAGGTGACTATTTATATCGACGTGCCGGCCATGAATGACAGTAAAAGCAGAATTACGCTGTCCGGAAAAGAATATATCATCCGGTTTACTTATGCTTCCCTGCATGATAATTGGTTTTTCAGTATATATTCTTCTTCAGACGAGCTGATTCTTGGGATGATCAAGATTCTTCCGCTCTTTCCACTGACAGAATATTACACAGATGTTCGGCTTCCGGATGGAAAATTTGGATGTATCACAGACCTGGCTCACGTCGGCAAGAATGCATTTCAGAACGGAGAAGCATTGTTTGCGTATATTCCAAATGCGGATTTGGAGGGATGGACACCATGAGAAACTGGAACCGAAGATACAGGCTGGTTGCCGGTGTTGCAGGACAGCCTGGAATGGAAATTGGAGAGGAAACGGATGCCGGAAGAGCGCTGCATATAAAATTTGAACTGGAAAAGACGGATGTGTCATCCAACAATACAGGGACAATCTCAATCTGGAACCTGAATGATGCTCATGTATCTATTCTGGAGCAGAAAGATTGCATGATTGCGCTATATGCAGGTTACGGAAATACGAAACCTCTGATATTTTCCGGTAACGTTATCCAGCCATCTACTACCATGGAGCAGGCAGATCGAAAGACAGACATCGATGTAGTAGACGGCAGGGTTGCGATAAGAGATACCTATGTATCGCTTTCCTATGTTGGAGATGTTCCATTGCAGACGATAATTCAAGATTGCATTACGCAGATGGGGATTACCTGTATATACGGGGCTGCTGCGGCTGCTATCATTGCGGCCGCAAGGTTACCACTGGGATATGCTTATATAGGCGCTGCAGCTGATTGCCTTACACAGCTATGCAGCGCCTATAATATTAGATGGTGCATCCAGAATGGTGTATGTCAGGTACATGCGCCGAACGAAGCTGTATCGCAAAGGGCATATATCCTGTCCGAAGAGACCGGGCTTGTTGGAGTTCCGAAGCGAATAGCAATAGGAGCCGAAAGCACAACCACAGATACGGCCAGTCAGGCAACAATCTATGGCTACGAAGTCGAATATTTTCTGAATGGTGCAATAGGTGTCAATGATCTTGTACAGCTAAGGTCAAAAAAGGCATCCGGAATATTTCGGGTGAAAAATATCAAGATATCCGGCGATAACCTGGAAGGCGATTGGCTGTGTACAGCACAAATAGTGGAGGTGGGAACATGACAAGTGAAATGGTGGAAGCCATAAGAAATGCAATAAGAGATCAGATAGGGAATCTGCATGTTGCAATGCCAGCTACTATCATGGCGTACAACAGCAGCAACGGGTTATGCGAGGTGAAACCGATTGGAAAGCTGAGGAAACCGGATGGCACAATGATGGAGTATCCGGTAATTGCAGGAGTACCAATTTGTATGCCTGCCAACATTGCTGTTCCGGTGAAACCAAATCAGACTTGCTTGCTTATAATCTGTGATGCGGATATATCTGGGTGGATATCTGGAAAAACAGCAGTGCAGTCCATGTCACACAGTCTTCAGAATACTGTGTGCATCCCGGAACTTCGGAAAACGCCTGCAAGTCTTCAGAATTATGCAAATGCAAATAACGGTATGGCTATTGAAGGAAATCTTTATATTTCCGGAAACCTAAAAGTGCAGAACAATGTGCATGTGTCTGGAGGGATTACGAGCGTAGGAGATTGCAATGCTCCCAACATACGGTACGATTAAAAGGAGGCATCTGGATGACATACAACGATGTATTGCTTGACAGCGGTGGAGACCTCTACATTAACCAGTATGGAGATGCTGTTCTCGGAAATTCTATTGTGCAGGATATTAATGTACACTTGCGCTGGTTTTTGGGTGAGTGGCCGTTTGATACCACAAAAGGGATGAATTGGTATGGAGAAGTTTTTGTGAAAAATCCGGATACAGATAGAATTGCAAGAATGGTTCGAAAGGAGATTGAAAAGATAGATGGAATCGTCCGCGTGATTGATGTACGGATAACAGTTGATGGGAGTACAAGAAGCGCTGTTATCAACTGGGAGGCGAAAACGTCCAAAGAAATTATCGAAAGCGAGGTGAGCATATGGGAGAATACGGCGTCACAAAACAGGGCTACGTCCTGAAACGGCAAGATACAATTTATAATGATATAGCGGACAGGGTGCAGCGCTATGCCGGCATCGATATTACAAAAAAGTCAGACTCAGTTTTGAATCTGGCTATTTTTATGCCAATATCAGATCTGATAGCACAGCTGCATGAAGAATGCTTGGACGTGTATAACAGCCTGCATCCCAGCACAGCGGAGGGAGTTGCCCTGGATGATGCCTGTCAATTCGGAAACGTCAGGCGAGAGGCAGCCAGAAAAACAGTGTATCAAATATCATGCAATATGACAGATGGAAACACACTGCTTGCAGGCACTATTATAGCAGCCGATACAAACCCGAGACATGATCTTCTGTGTGACGCAGATACTGTGGTGAGTAGAGATGCGTTCAACGAAGCATATATCAGACTGGTGGTGGCTGCTTCTGGTGTTACCTATGAAGTGCAAATTGACGATGAAAAATATACCTATATTTCTGACGGGACGGATGCAGAAGCAATACTGCAAGGAATATCCGATGTAATTAAGACGGATTGCATAAATAAGTCAATCCAGGATGGAATCTTGGTATTGCGGTGTAAAAAGCCAGAGGAGCTGCATTCCATGAAGCTGTCCGAAAGTCTTACAACGGAATCTGTTACCGGATTGGTTAAATTCTCAACGGCAGAATACGGCGCCATTATCCTGCCAGACAATACGATTACCAATATTATCAGCAATTCGTCTACAGGATTCAACTGGTGCGACAATCGGATTGATCCTATTGCTGGATGTCTTGCGACTCCGGATTACGATTACCGGCAGGATTATATCGCACAGATATATAGCAATGCGAGCAACATGAAGGAATCGATACGATCTTACCTGTTGCAGCACGTAGAAAACATTATTTCGGTTAATGTATACGAGAATTATACGGATACCGTAGATTCTGAAGGACGGCTGCCACATTCCATCGAGGTTATTGCAGAAGGTGGAAAGGATGATGATATCGCATATGGTATATTAGCCCGCAGGGCCGGAGGAATCCAGACCAACGGAGATGTTTCTGTCCAGTGCGAGGGAGAGAACGGGACAATCATTGAAATCCGGTTTAATCGCCCTGTATCTGTCTATGCGTGGTTGTCGGTCACACTGTCTGGAGATAAGGCAAGCATCCCGTCAAACTATGTGCGTCTTGTTACAGACCTTGCCATGGAGCGGTACGGGAGCCTGACTGCTGGCGAATCCCTATACAACCAGACGTTGATTGGTGCGATATATAGTAAGATTCCAGGGCTGTCCAGAGTAGAGGTAAAGCAGTATCATAGCTCCAATTCTGGAGCAGTTCCGCAGGAGCATGAGTATACCGACGACAATATCATTGCAAAAAAAAGAGAGAAGATTGTTATAGCAGAGAACCGGATTAAGGTGGTGATCGCGTGATTGTCTACGATGAGCTGATAGCTACTACACTTAGCCAGTTTTGGGACAAGCCTGTTATCACTGGGATACTGCGGGCTATTGCGGATGAACTGCAAGAAGTTTACACGATCCAACAGCAGCTGAGGAAACTAACAGACATTGATAGCCAGGAAGGAGTGAATCTGGATAACATCGGAGATATTGTTGGGATATCAAGAGCAGATGCCCAAGGCATTATCCTGCGTGATGATGCTTATGAAATGACAGATGATCTCTATCGGAAGATGCTTAAATATAAGATTTTGCTGAATAACTCGGCGGCCACATACTACGACATCATCAATGGAATCAAATTAATTTGGAATGTCAATAATGTGACCTACATCGAGGACCGAGAAAAACCTGCAACATATATTATAAGCCTTGGAGAGCATGATATATCAGAATACGATGCGTTGTCTGCACGGACCCTTACCATTCGAGCAGCGGGCGTGAAAGTAAGGTATATGATCGCATGGGCTATTCGTGTCCGGCATATCTGGGAGACAAGGATAGCTGATGTAATCCATACGAATACAATCCCGTTCTTTGGCAGCGTTCGCAGGATTGATGGTACATTGCAGCTTAATGGCACATACCAGCTGGATGCTGCTGTTGAGGGATCTGGTCAGATTATTTATGATATGCATCCAATTAAACATAAGTGGAATTCCAGAATTCAGGATATATACGATGTTCCAGAACGGCTGATGATAACCCCCAATGACAATACTGCGTGGGTCACAATGGAGAAACCTACTGGCGCCGGTTCGATTCCGCCGCAGAATTTCCCTGCGGACAATGGAAATTACATTGAATCAAACAACAACCTGTCGGCTGAATTTGAAAATGATGGGTTGGTTATATCGTATATATCTGACATATCGTTTGAAATCGAGTATCAGCCAACGAAAATATAGGAGGGATAAAGACTATGGCAAAAGTAGCAGTACCCAATATTGCGAAAGAAAAAATGGCAGGAGCAAGGGCGGGAAAAAGAACTCTTCCGGCCATTATTCAGATTGCTTTTGGAGATGGAGGGGTGGATGAAGCTGGGGTTGTACAGATGCCGCTGCCAACTATGACTGAGTTAAATCACGAGCTGTTTCGGAAGAATGTTGACAGCATTGAACCTGTCGGGCGGCTTGGATATAAATACGGTTATACAATCGCTGAAGGAGAGCTGCAGGGAAAGAGTATCAGCGAAGTAGCGCTGATTGATGCTGAGGGAGATCTTGCATCCATTGAGATGTTTAAGCCCCGTGCTGATGATTTGGATAGCACGTACTACATTATCGATGATTTTTCATAGGGAGGGGTGTAAATGGCAGATTATGACGTATCAAATCCAACATATGGACCCGTGCGGCGCCTGGAACCGACTGACTGGAACCATGCAGATGTATTTAACGCCACGATTGGTCAGGCGGTAGAGAATGCTGCGGCCATATATAACGCATCTAAAATTATGCGTAATATCCGAATCCGGCCTGGAGACTGGAATTCTAATCAATATCAGATTAATGATGTATCCATTACAGAGGATAGCATTGTTAATGTATATTTTAACAATGCAAGTCACACTGCCGTCCAAGAAGCGGAAATGACCGGAAAAACGGAGCAAGGAGCCCTTGTACTCGCATGCGTAACGGTTCCCGTGCGGGAAATATCCATCGACTGCATTGAGATAAGGAATGAGGTGAGAGTGAATGCCGGTTAGATTTAACATTGGTGGCGGAATTTCTGCCGGGAAAGACACAGCTACGGAAGATGATGTAAGATATCCGAAGACTTTTCATTCTGGGAATAGCGTAGCAGCAAAGATTGGCCGAATTAAGGATTGCGTGATAAAAAAGATTGTTCCGGGCAAAAACAAGCAGATCATACCTGCAGGCAGCTATATTGCAGAAGACATTATTATTGATGGTGATAACAATTTGATTCCGGGCAATATCCGAAATGAAGCGGTTATTTTTGGTGTAAGGGGAGATCCCAACGTTGTAGATACGTCAGCAGGAGATATTACTTCGGACAGTGTTTTGTCTGGACACACCGGATTTTCAAAGGGAAAATCGGTTCCTGGAGGGATAGAGGTAATATCGGGGGATAAATTTTCTCCATCCGACCAAAGCGCATACAACGACAGCAAGATCGTGGCTGCAACAGAAAATGGATATGCTGGGCTGTTTACATACGCAGGCGTAAAAGGATATATAGCTGACAGAATAACAATCCCTATTGCAAACCTGTTATCCCAAAATATACGGAATGGAGCAAGAATAGGAGGCATAGGTGGATACATTGAAGGCAGATTTACCGGAGATGCTACTGCAAAGGCATCATATATATTAGAGGGAAAGACAGCTGGAATAGCCGGAAAGATGGAGACCGGAACAATGCCAAATATTCCAGCGATCGACCCATGCAAATCAGCTGTATTGAACAATGGATATCTATATCTGCGGATATCCTATGGGGCCCATGTTATAGCAGCCACAGCCGGCTACCCAGAAGCGAGAATTGGGGAAAAAATGCTTGCCCAAGTGATTGGTTTAACAGCTCAGAAACTGGCCCCTGGTGAATCGTGCCTCGGAATTACTGGAAGCGGAAGCGGCAGAGGAAGATTTGCGTTATTGTCTGCATTTTCTGTAAGAGGATACGGAATGTCATCTGTAGACTATATACCATCTGACGAGAAGGTCATGATTATGCCTGCAGACGGGATAGTGACCTACACAGGCGTTGCTGCATCCTATTTATCATCTGGCGTTGCAGTGTGCGAGATTTATAAAAACGGTTCCCTGATGGATTCCCTCAATATCAACGCGGAAAATAATTATGCATGGAGAACAACAGAGGGAAAATATTTTACCGCTAAATCTGGAGATAGGATTAAAGTGCTGGCACAATGCTTGTCTGGCGCTGATACTATTTCTGCATTATTTGCGACAGTAATATACTAATTCGGTATAACACTGTACGTTATAATATAACATATCTGCACAAATTGAAATGAAAGATATATCATAGGGAGGTGCTGAAAAATTTGAATCCGATTAGAAAACCTACAAATGCAGGAGATACTACGAAGTTCGAATTTGAGCTGGATGTATCTAAATTCCTCGTAAAAAATATGTCAGGAGGGGATATTACTGTTACTCTTGATCCGCCGGAAGGAGCGGAAAATTCCTGGTTGATACCAGATGAAGCGTGGCAGATGATACCCGGATCCGATACGCAAGAGTATCACAAAGCTCTGTACGTTACCGCTACATCAACGTCAGCGACAAGCAGAGGTGTGGAAGTAGAAGCAATTGATTACAGACTACCAAAGAGAAGGTTGTGATTGTATGATATGCATCATTGGACAGGGATTATATGGATTAATGAGAAAAGGTGGCGATGGAAAAGTGCAAGTCACGATTCCTGGTCGCCTTATTGTGACATCGAAAGATATTGAAGTTATCGATGCTACATTGGTCTCTGCGCAGCCCATCAGTGCGATTTGGCGTGATGATGGACTGGAAATCAGCTATACAGGAGACACAACATTTGCTTTGGAGTTCGTAATTTTATGAAAATATGGAGGATAATATGCCGGAAACAAAAACCTATTATGTAAAAGTAAGACCGACAAATGGCGGCAAATGGAGCCGCAATAAGTCATATGAATTCTGGACTACTGTTTTTGATGAAAGTTCAGGAAACAGTTATATTTCGATCCGGGATGTGCCAGGTGGTACTGATATTGCCGACAGTAGCTACTGGACGCTGTATTCTGTCAACGATGCCAGATATCTTGATTTAAAAAAGAGATTGGATGAAATTATCGCAGGTTCGACCCCGGATGAGGCAGAAATCAAAGATGTGAGATTGGGCGCTGATGGTGTGACATATCCCACTGCCGGAGAAGCTGTTCGCGGCCAAATGGCTCAGAAAATAAATAAAGACGATGCTATGTCATGGTCACAGTGGTTTGACCTGCATCGGGCCGGCTGGCGGGGCGGAGTAACTTTTCCGCGATTTTCACAGAGCCAGTCCACACTCGGGACCAAGACTGGGGATAATGCAGACGTTGTTGTTGAAACATCCACAAATGAGGCTAAAGGCAGGAATGACTTCGCCGATAAACCGAATACAAATCTGATGTTTAACGGAATCGATGTGAACGGATATGTGGATGAAAATGGAGAGCCGCACATTACGGCCGTTGAAGGTTCTCCGGAGTTTGACCGATATGGAGGAAATGGAGATGTTTATAGAGCATTCCTGACTCCGTTTTATCGGAGATTCTGCACAGATACGGAGGAAGGATGGGAGTTCGCTGACAAGCCCCAGGATGATATGAAGCCGTGGGTCGCTGCAGTACGACCGGACGGAACATACCGGTCATTTTATTTTGTAGCAAAGTACATTGGTGTTCATGATGACAATGGGGTGATATCATCCATTTCTGGTCGCATTCCTGCCCGACAAACTATATCATACAATACCCAGATAACTGAATTTAAGAAAAAAGGAACTCAGTATTGTGGTTTTACATCTACCGATATGGCATGGGTTCAGTGGATGAATGATATGAAATTTGCAAACAAAAACAGTCAGGCTACTATGACGGGATGCACGAGCTACGGCACTCAGGCGCCTGCGACTGTCGAGGAATCTGCTGCAAAAAGAATTATCATTGAAAAAAGTAAGGCAAACAGTCTGCTTGTCGGATCCTATGTATCGATTGGACATGGAAAACTCAATGGCAGTACGGTAAGCATTGATCGTTCGGCTGCTGAGATTCATAAGTATGCTGACAGTGTAAAAATTCTCAAAATCGAAAGTTATGACGATAATAACAGCGCTGTCTATGTGGATGTTGATACCGATTTTTCGACAGAAACGGTAACACTATCTGAAACACTGACATCTCCTGTTTACCTCAGTACGATGCATTGGCGATCTGGGTCATGTGATAATGTCCTCGGACCGGATGGCTCTCCCGGAAATCCGAAAAATAGTAAGGAGCCATTTGTTATTTCTGGGGTGGAAATGGGTAATGGGGGATATATCATTGTTTCTGATATCATTATGGATGGTGTGTACGATGCAGAAAGTGATACATACAAGCAGACGCCATACATTGTCAATGACAGCCGCAAGATATCAACCAAAATTACTGATGATTATACTGCTCTTTCTTACGATGTGCCCGACACTGGAAATGCATGGAAGTATATATCAGATGTTGGATATGATGAGCGGTATCCATACATTGGGCTGCCAACAGGATTACTGGCTACAACAAGTACTGGCTATTCGGATGGCGTACACACAGGAAGTAGAATTACTGCGATGCGAGAAGTCCTCTGGTTCGGCAGTCTGAGCCATGGGGCTTTTGCCGGCGCGCGGTGCCTGGGTCTGTACTCTGGGCTGGGTAGCACCCGGTGGAGCATCCTGCCCCGCCTTTCATCCCTCCGTCGCGGCATAGCCGCATAGGGGTGAATCCGCTTTAGCGGAGAGGGGGCTTCCCCTATAAAAGAATTTGATTTTAATGCAAAATATTGGGTTGCATGATGCGTTGGCTGGTTGTTCCTCTGCGCGCCTCTGGTTCGGCAATCTGAACAATGGGGCTAATGCCGGCGCGCGGTACCTGAATCTGAACAATGGGCTGGGTAACACCAGGTGGAACATCCTGCCCCGCCTTGTGGTCACAAAATGAATCATAGCATCATGCAGCGCATCCGAAAGGAGCCTGTAAAAGCAGCCATGGAGAAATCCTAAAATTGACCGAGACGGCACCAGAACACTTAAGTGTCGAGATAATAATCGGCATTGTGGCATCTGGGCTGCTGGTGGAGTCCAGCAGCGGGGTTAGTAGCAAACCGAAAGCCCCTGAGGTTAGAAAGGAAATATGAAACGTTATTGTAAAAACGTAGACATAAAAGATGTGCAATTCATTGAAGGCTGCATCTTGAAATGGATTAAAGGCAAAACGAAGAGGGAGGATGTTCGTAAATTACTTGCGAATTATTCACCTTACAGCAAACGGCAGATAGAAGCCATTGTGGAAGACACAATCAATATGTATACATGGATAAATCCGATTATCCATGACATAGCAGTAGATGTCAGTAATCGCATTCAGAATCGGAAACTGGATTTGCCACCTATTCAGTATAAAATGAAATATGATGATGGATCGCGAAAATGGAGACGAATTGGAATTCAGGAACCAATTCATCAGATTGTGGATTATATCGCTGTTGGGGCTTGCGAAGAATTATTCTTAGCGAAAATAGGCAGATATCAGATGGCATCTCTTCCAGGAAGAGGCCAGGAGAAAGGAGCTGCGACAATACAACGGTGGATTCAAACAGATGAATCCCATACCCGGTATTATGCGCAGGCAGATATCAAAAAGTGCTTCCAATCCATAGAACATTGCAAACTGAAATCTGTGTTTGCGCGGGATATAAAAAATCCGGAATTGATATGGCTGATTAATGAATTGATAGATTGTTTCGATGATGGATTATCTATCGGATCTTATTTTTCACAGTGGGCTTGTAATTACTATCTGTCTTCTGCTTATCATTATGCAACGGAAAATTTGTATAAGATAAAAAGCAGGAGAGGAAAAACGGAGAGAACCAGACTGGTTTATCATGTGATGTTTTACATGGATGACATCCTGTTTCTTGGAAGCTCAAAAAAGGACGTTGAAGCTGCAATGAATCTGTTCGCAACGTATATCGAGGATTCTCTTGGCCTAAGCATTAAGCCAGGATGGATTCTCAGAAATGTTGACTACATTAAAAATGGGACACGCCGTGGAAGTTATATCGATATGATGGGATACCGTATATACCGAGACCATATAACAATCCGGCGGCGAACGTACAAAAGAATACGCAGAACGATGATTAGGGTATATCAAAAGATTACATCCGGAATGGTGTTGCTGATTGAGACTGCCTATAGAGCTTTGTCTTATTGCGCGAAAGTCCAACATACGGATTGTGCGAAAATATGGAAGAAATACAGCATCGGGAAAATCAAGAGTTTTGCCTGCAAAGCTATATCAAACCATGACAAGATGGTTGCAGAAAAAAGAAGGAGGAGATTGCATGAGAACAGAAATAGTTCATTCGCCGGTGCGGCCGGACGAGATTACTTACAGCCAGCATCCCAGCAAGACAGCGGAATGCTGGATCCGAAAGAACATCAGGGAGGAAGTTGTCCCTTCTGAGAGCATTCCAGATACTACAGAGGAAGACATGGCAGACATCCCAGGAGAATCTATTCAATATGTCTATGAGGAAGTCTATTTCAGGACAGACGTACCAGAACAGGAGATCCGAGATAATGCAGACAAATATTGGGATATTGCTGCGGAATGGGAGCCTGATGTGCCTGCGCCGATGAGCCAGGAGCAGCGCATTAATAACCTGGAAATCCAGCTGAAAGATGCAAATGCTGCACTGGTAGAGACGCAAATGAATAACGACATGGCCATAGCTGAGCTGACCATGATTATGGCCACTATGATGGGAGGAGGTGTATAAAGTGTTCAACAAAGATAGTCAGCTTGTAAAAACCTGGGTACGTCTTGTAAAAGAAGGCGTATATACGAAAGAACAGGTCCCACGATTGGGGAACCTGCAGGAAGTGGTTTGGTCAATTTTAGAAGAATAATAGGAGGAAAAGACGATGGTATTCACAAAGAATAGTGCATTGGTAAAAACATGGGTAGGACTGGTAATTTGCGGAGTTTATACAAAGGATCAGGTTCCGAAGTTGTTCAACCTGCGTGACGTGGTAAGCAGTGTCGTGGATTCTCTGGCATGAGCGGGGAAATAAAAGAAGGCCGCCTGCTGGAACTGCTGGAACTGTATATGGACTTGGTTACACAGCAGGACACAATCATCTACCACTTAGGAAATATCATAAAAAAGCAGGAAACAGTTATCCAGAACTGTAAAAATGCAGGATGGTATATTGATGACAGCGAGCCATCATATGATGATTTGGCGATTGAAGAAGAACTGAAAAATTACGAAAGTACAAAAATTAAACTGGAGTGAGCGATAAAGAGAGACGTACAGATGTGCGCCTCTCTTTTTAAAGTGAGAAGAGGAGGAGAAGGTTGGAAACGGTAATTAGTGCATTTGGAGATGTAACCATTGGGAGAGCGGCTTTGATTGTAGCGGCTCTTATTTTTTTGGCCGGATGCTATCGTAAGGTTTCAAAGTATTTCGGCGATAAGGCAATCAATGACTTAAAAAGAGATCAGGAAATAAAAGAAGTCATAGAACAGTCAAAAAATTATCCGAAATGGAGACAGCAGAGCATCAATATCCAGCAGAGTATGAATGGTCAGATCCATGACCTGAGTAAGAAAATGGATAAACTGTCGAAGTCAAGTGATGAGGGTATGGCTTACACATGGCGATACCGGATTCTGCGATTTGATGATGAAATCAGACATAAGATCCGGCACTCGAAAGAGCACTTTGATCAGATACTGGAAGATATTGATAAATATGAGAAGTATTGTAGGGAAAATCCTGATTTTCCGAACAACAAGGCTGTATTCGCTATCCGGAATATCCGGGAGACATACGATAAGTGCGGAGACGAGGGAACGTTCCTGTGAAGCTGTAGCAGCCGCAAGGAGGCGTTATGAATAGTAAGAACAATATAATTAGAAGCCGAAGAAAAAAGACGGCTACAGAGCGAATAAAGGCTTTCTTCGGGCGTATCGGGACACTAAACATAGTCCTGATATGTGTGTTTAGTTACATGATCTACATCAATTACACGATGATAGGAATGTTTAATGCGACCGGAGCCGCTCCGGAAACAGCATGGTGTGCGCTGATAGCTGCTTTACTTGGTGAATGCGGAATCTGCGGCTGGATTAAGACCAGCAAAGAAAAGAATAAAGGAAAATCAAACGAAGAATCGGAGGGATAAGATTATGAGTTTAGAAATGTTTTTGATTGCATTGTTGGCAGTATCAGTTATGACTGGATTGTTTACGGAAGCCATTAAAAAGACATTGGACGAGATGGGATGGAGCTATAAGTCAAATCTGTTGGCTGGATGCGTAGCTGTCATCTTGTCCTGCTTGGTAGCATCTGGATATATGATCCTGACAGAAACAATGCTCAACGAGAAAATGGCAGTATATTTGATTGCTTTGGTATTGCTGTCTTGGTTGTGCGCTATGGTTGGATATGACAAGGTAATCCAGGCAATTACTCAGATCAGGGGCGGACAAGCCAAGAATGATGAAAAATCCATTAAAAAAAAGGAGGCGAATAGAAAATGACAGTAAGAGTAGGAAGTGCAAGAAGCAACGAAAACGGCGGAATCAACGGCGGGAAACCCGGAGACCAGAAGGGCGGAGCAGAGGTCAACACCCAGAACTGGTATCTACATAGCAAGGGCTGGATTGTAGTCAGGGCAAAGGATGATACGGTCCGGGAAAATATTGCCTGGAATATGGAAGCTGCCTGTAAGAATGACAATATCGGATATTGTCAAAGCCACAGAACGAGCGCCACGGCAGCTGCGAAGCCCTACGGATATGATCTGTCCAAGGTTTCAGTTCCGATTGAGGTGGACTGTTCAGAACTGGTTCGGATCTGCTGTCTGTATGCTGGAATCCAGGTCGGGACGTTTTCCACCAGCTCCGAGGTTGCCGTTTTGCAAGGGACTGGAAAGTTTACTGTTCTTAGAGATGCTGCACATTGCACAAGTCCAGATCAACTACTGAGAGGAGACATTCTGGTAACGCGTACAAAGGGACATACGGTCGTTGCGCTGGACAATGGTTCTAAGGCCAATGCATCCGGAACAACGTCCACATCAAAGCCGGATAAAGTAGACGCAGCGAGAAGCCGCGATAATGCCATTGCCGGTACATATCGAACTACGGCAAACCTTAATCTGCGGGCAGGGGCAGGAACATCTAAAAAATCCCTTGCAGTAATGCCAAAAGGAACATCCGTTCAGTGTTATGGATATTATACGCTGCATCAGGGCGCGAGATGGTACTATGTAACTGCCACGGTATCCAGAAAGAAATACACCGGATTCTGTAGCTGTAAGTACCTTGAGAAAATATAGAAGGAGGTGATCCAACTATCTCCCAAGCCGGGCTGGGTGATGCCTGGTATCAGTTTATGAAAAAATGTATGGAATAACGGAAACGGTCGTGATATAATTTTAGTGTTGTCCTACCGAAACCCGGCAACGGGAGGAGGTGATTGTCATCGAATTATTGTTTACCTTTATCGTTTCTGTCGGATCAGGTGTGGCTTGCCACCTCATCTGTAAATGGCTAGACAGAAAGGACAAGGACGACAAATAGCCTGGTGGGTGCTTTGCCACCATAAAAGAAAAGAAGAAACCCCCAACTGTGGTGCAACACGGTTGGGGGTTTCACTCTTTTGCCATCGAAATAATGTTTACCTTTTGCCTACTGGCATTATAGCATACGCAATTATTAAATGCAATATTCTTAAAAAATCTTTTCGTCTTATGAAATATCCAATAGAATAACCTACAAACGGATGGATCTACCGTTTATCGTTACAATTTAACCTCATACGTTATAATCTAACCCTATGCGTTATAATCTAACAACTCGCATTTTTTTATGTCAGAATGTGGTAGATTATAACGGAAGGAGCAAATGACGTATGATAAAAATTTTACTTTCTTCACGCCTCGGCGATCTCCGGATGACACAGGCTGACTTGGCGAGAATGACAGGAATACGTCCGTCAACAATCAATGAGTTGTACCATGAGATTACTGAAAGAGTAAGCCTTGAACATTTAGATTTGATATGCGAAGCCTTGAATTGTAATCTCGACGAATTGATAGTACGGATTCCAAACAAAGAAACCAAGATTGTACATACTCGCACAGGACAAGCCAAACCGGGCGATAGGTAAGTGCTGCAACATTTATCTATCAAAAAGGTGTTCTCAATAATAGAGGGCACCTTTAATATTACAGCATGGAGCATAGGTCAAATCCACATTCTTTACATATATTTTCTAAGATTTCCACATTTAAACCAACATCCAGATACCCTTGGTAGATTGTTTGGACATAACGTCGAGAAGGAATACCGGGTATAGCTCTGTTATTCATGATGTATATCATTGCTTCTTTTTCAGTACCGTCCGTGAGCGTAATAGGAAGTGTTCGTTTATAGTAAAAACGTGGATACCCCTCATAAATATCTAGGGATTCTTCTGCGGTCTGGTCTATTTCCCAGAATGCAACAGGAACAAAGCTCCCTTTTTTCGGATGTACGGTTGCGTATGCCTGCGAAGACATGCACCTGAAATCCAATTTACAATTTTCTAAGGTTCCGATGCCGGACAGCTTGGCTGTCGGACACCGGTGTTCCATTTGGTTTAGATTCAGATTAGAACCATAGGCAATATAAATCTTTTTCATTATAAATCCCCTTTCTATGCTACAGCATGAGCGGCTGCAGCCTTTTCTTTTAATGGCGTCATGATATGTAAACGGCAAGTTTTGAATTCGTCGCCGTACAATCCCAATCTTTGAGTGAGTATGTTTCTCATGATAGTAACTTTCTGGTCTGCAGTGTATCCTGCCATGGAACGGAATACGATGCGGTCATTGCTTTTGATAGCCCATGCAGAGATTGCTAAGCAGAATTGAATGTATGCTTTAATTTTCCCGGCGTGTAGGGTGCTGTTAAAAAGTCTGAATTCAACGGTTCCTTTTGTGAAGAATGAGTGGAGATTAACGCCGTGATAACGGGTGCGGTTGTAATGCCGGTGGTCGATTCCTCCTGTATAACCGCTGTTGGCACTACTATACCAGATTGCCTCAAGATTACCTTTTGAAAGAGTCCTTTGTTTTTTAATTTCAGCAAGCAATGTTTCGTCATACTTCTGGCACCAACGGTCTGCTCTGCGACCGATTTCCAATGCTTCATAAATCAGATCCTGTCTTGCAGTTATGAAATTCACCAGTCTTCTTAATGAATCTGGAGTGTGATTTGCTCCGTCAACATGGACGTGGATTCCACAACTCTTATCTGATTTCGCTCCAGCTT